CAGTCATTCTGGAAATCTGATCAATAGTAAATTCTCTGTATTCATCAAAGAAGGAATCTGGTAGCAGTAGCTCCATAGCAAACTTATTCGCTTCGACTTCCTTCTTTGAATTTAATAAAAGAGTTTTATTTCTAATAAAGTAACAGTTCTCTTTCCGGTGCAGGAGAGCATGACCAAGCTCATGAGCCATGACCAGACGTTGTTCGTGCTCCGGAAGATTTTCATTGATAAAAATGTAGCGGTGATTTTTCAGGAACATGTAGCATCCTTCGAATTGCAGGTTACAGATCTGGTAGAGAATACAAAGCTGATCGGCAATGGCGAAAGGGTCTGATGTTCCTGCTTTTCTTTTATAGTACGAAACGATCTTCTTGATGTCACGATTCAAGCATCTCACCTACTTCTTATATTTCTTTGGCGTGTATTTTTCTTTGTTGATGATCTTCAATCGCTTCAGGGCAATCTCTAACTCATCCCGGAACAGCTCTGCGGCATCTGGGCTGAGCTCTTCACCGTTGTAACTGGCAGGGCCATCTTCACCGGCAGTGAGTTTCTCCATGATGTTGTCCAGGTCTTTGGCGATGTCACGGTTGTCTTTTGAAGTAAGAACGGATTCAGAACTGCTTTCTTTTCCGTTCAGTAGAAATTCAGATGTTACGTCAAGGAAGTCTGCAATCTTTTGAATTTTGTCAGCACTGGGAGTTATATTTTTGAATTTACTTATATAACTTCTTGCAAATCCAAGTTCTTTTTCCAGTCTGTTTATAGAATATCCCTTTGCTTTGGCGGCTTCCTTTACGTTTTCGTAAAGTCCCATAGTAAGTTCCTCCAAATTTTGCGCAATTTACTATTGACATACGCCATATCTTGTGTATAATAAAATTACAAGTTGCGCAAGATATTGCGAAAGTCAAAGATAAAAAATAGCGTTCTATATTATATTGGTCACGCTTTTAATATAGAATATTTTGCGCAATTTGTCAATGAAAAACGCAATATTTTGCGAAAAAAACAAAGGAGGTGCAAAATGCCAATTTATACAAATATAAAGAAAACCTGTAAACAAAAAGGTATTTCGGTAACAAAGCTGGAAGCCGATTTAGGATTTGCGAGAAGTACTATTTATAAATGGGATACACATCAGCCTGGAATAGGGAAACTCAAGAAAGTTTCTGACTACTTAGGAGTAACCATGGAATATCTGCTGTCAGATCAGAAGGAATCAGCATAGAGGTGTTCAAGATGGAAATTCGTTCTATAAGAATTGATTTCGACAAAGATACACTGGAAATCAATGGAAAAAAAGTAGAAAAACCAGTTATTGTAACTATTCTAGGGCCTGATGGATGGCCTATACAGAAATTATTTAACCCGGAAAGCTATATACCGGAAAGTGTCAAACGGCTCAAGGTTATTGTTAGTGGCAGTGAAGAAGCTGCGAAAAAAGATGAAATTTCAAAAATTTTTTCACAAAGGATAAGAGGCTTTAATGCACATCCAAATGACCTGCCTGTTATTACTGCAGTAATTGAAGCAATGAGGGACTGCACGATAGAACAGGCAGAGGCCATACTGGATGACGCGTTAAAGATTATTAAGACAATGACAAGAATCAGATAAGACCGTCAGTTTTAAGACGAACCTTATTTTTGTCATACATCTTTTGAGCTACCTTATAAGCTTCAAAATATTTCTCAGAAAAATCTTCAGCAAATTTCTGAGAGCCGTCATGAATGTATTGCGGCATGTTAGAAGAAACATAAGCTTTCGCAGTTTCGGTAGCTACGGTGTGAAAAAACAAATCTTTATCCATGAAAATCCCTCCTTTCATATGTACTCGGGTGTGCCAGCACCCTGTATGTACAGAATAGGAGCATACTGTCGAAAATACAAGAAAAAGCGTTCGACAAAGTAGTAAAAATCCTATAAACATAAAAATCAATATATTCATAAGATACAACAGAGGTGATAGTCATGAAAGATATTGAATTTATCACAAGAATCCAGGTAAACGGAGAAAAAAGAGAACTCACGAAAGAAGAAGCGTCGGAGTTGATTCTTCGGCGTGTGAAAGAAGCCCTGGAAGGAATGAACTACGAAAAGACAGCATAAAGGAGGAACACATGACAGCACAGCAGGTAAGCAAATACATAGATCTTGTTGACAGACGAACGGACATCCTGAGTCACAGCGGAGTGGACTGGAAACCGGAATACGGCCTGGAATTGAACCAGATCGAGAAGGAACTTGCAGAGCTCAGCCCTCTGGTGGATGAGGAACATAAGAAAAGAGGCAAAAAATGAAACGAGATGCGATCATATCCCTGTGTATAGCCCTCCCGGTGGCAAATCTGCCGTTCTGGCAGTGGAGAAGCCCGGCAGAGATGATCCTGATGGCAGGGCTGTTCTGGCTGCTGGCGTTTGTGGCCGTGGTCGGGACGGGGTATAAGAAACGAAGATAAAAAATGCCAGCACATAGCAGTGTGCTGGCAAAGGGAAAAATCCCAGATGTAAACGTTCAATAACATCATAGCATCTGGGAGGAGAACAGTCAAGCGGCACGGGTGAAAAGCCCGTATTTATTTTGGGGGTATGAGTCCCCTTACAGGCTTGATAAGGAGTATTAGAGATAGGACCAGGTGAGATATGAGATGTGCGTATGTAAGGCACTTATGGGACTGTGGGGAATCCCTGGAGATAGAAGAGAAACACACAGGACGTTATGGAGCCAGAGGACAGAAGAGAGAGAAGAGGAAGAAAGCTTCTCCGGAGGATATCAAAAGGCAGAACAAGTGGAAGCGAGAGCGGGACCTGAGAAGACTAATCAAGTGGAACTTTGGAAAGTATGATTACTGGATGACGATCACATACCGAAAAGGGGACCGCCCCGCATGGGAACAGATGAAGAAGGATGTAACGGACCTGATCAAAAAGGTAAGGAAAAGATACCGGAAGCTAGGAAAAAAACTGAAATACATATACCGCCTGCAGATTGGAAAACGGGGAGGGCCCCACGTGCATATCCTGGTGAACCGGATCCAGACAGAGAACACAGGTACAGACATGATTTTTACGGAGCTGTGGACCAAGGGACACATCAACATCCGTTCTGTCAATGACACCGGGGGCTTTGCGGATCTGGCAGAATACATTGCCAAGCCACTGGAAGAATGGGAGCCGGAAGGCGTAAAGAGATACCACCCTTCCAGGAACCTGATCCGTAAAGAACCAAAACAGAAGGTGATCAACCGCAGGAGCCTGGTGGACAAGTATGGACACATGATTTATCCCAAAGCTCCAAAAGGGTATTACATAGATCCGGAATCCGTACATATGGGTATCAATCCGGTTACAGGGTTCCCATACCGGCATTATACATGCATAAAGCTGCAGATCTGAGGTGAGAAGAGTGTGGAAAGTAGACATATATCTGGAAACAGACAGCAAAGTACAAAAGAATATGGACAGAAGGTGTGGGTATGTTCTTGAGACGATTTGCGCCGGCGCAATCCGGACCGTAGAAGGGTTCAGCCGTATATCCGGGACTTACCACAGTGCAAACCTTCAGAACCTTGCGGCTGCACTATCCAGGATCACGAAAACAAGCAGGATCTGTGTACATACAGAAGATGCTTATGTGGCGGCACACATTACGAAACTTTCAGAAATGGCAGAAACGTCCTGGAAGGATTCAAAAGGTGGCATGATCAGAAATGCGGATTTATGGAAGAACATCTGGGAGCTGGCAGAAAAACACCGACTGGAAATAACCGCAAACACTGATAAACACAGTTACTCCGGCTGGCTCCAGGAACAGATGACGGCTGGAAGATGCGAAAAAGACGTGGAGAAACAAACTGAGCGAAAAGTAATGCGTCAGATGTCAGGATACCATTATTGAACAGGGAAGAATGCATAAAGTGAACGAAAGGAGAAGATGTAAATGTTCGAAAAATTTGGAGAGATGAGCAGCTGCAGGGAAATCAACGAGCTTGCAGAGAACCTGCTGAATGAAGGAGATATCCAGAGCCTGAAAGTGATGGCGCAGGAGAACGGCATCCCGGAAGACTATGTTGAGATGTTTCAGTCCGGCGATATCCCGTATCTTTGTGACGCTGTGACGGCCGCCATGGGGAAACTGGATGTGGAATGCGGATCCCTGAAACTGGCCGGTCTGATGAATGACTGGGTGGAGTATATCCGTGGGCTCTGCATGGAGGATGAGATGGTCTCACACCAGGTTCGCAAGAAAGGAAAGAGCCTGAAGCAGTGCATCGCAGAGATCTTGAAGTATGCCTTTAAGAACCAGGTGCCTGTGGATAAGGAGATCATAAAGGCTGCAGGAGTCAACGCCAGCAGAGTAACATTCGGAGATCCGGACATGGGTACCGCAAAAAAACTGATCCGCGATTACTATCTGGGAGGCAGCAGGAAATGAAGAAAAAGGAGATAGAAAAGATCCCATTCCGGGGCGGTGTCAGGGCAGACAAACAGTATCGTAACACAGCAGTTGTATTTTTGCAGGATATCCGTGGAGAGAGTCATCTGTTTGTTGAAGTTTACGAAAACAAAAAACGGGAGCTGCAGACCCCGTGGATCCGGATGGTGTTTACCCAGAAGGACTGGGGCTTGTATTATCCGGATGCAGGCGTCTGGTCGGCAGCAGGGCTGGATGAAGAAAGGAAAAAGATCGGCAGTAACTGCAAAAAAAGAGACAACAAGTGCTATATGGCTAGGTCCCAGGGAGATATGGTGTGGAAGTTTACTGGAAATACGTGGGAACGGAAATATACCACCTGGGTAGGTGCCCTGCAGAGCCTGATCCACAACATCAAAGCACAAAGAGTCCAGAAAAGGGAAGACAAACGTGCGGACAGGCTTAAAGAACGGGAACAGAACACCCCGCCGCTTCCGAAAGGACTGGAAGACTGGGCGAAAAAAACAGGCATCGGAACAGAACACTTCCTGTACTACAAGCGTCATGGAAGATATGCGGATATAGCCTGCTCTGCATGCGGACAGGTGACGGAGGCAGCGGTCAGAAGCAAAGACACCTACGAGGGACAGTTTGAAAAGATAATCCCGGTCCCGCAACATGATTCGGTGGGAACGTGCCCTCATTGTGGTGCTACAGGGGTGTATAAAGCCCAGGGAAAGGCCAAAGGAGTATGGGGGCATGGGATGAACTGCTTTATTGCACAGAGATATAAGGATGATGGAGCAGTGATCAGATATGTGGAGATAGAAAAAATATACAGACTGGATACTTTCCTGGATGAAAAAGAGATCATGATAGGCGCAGGCGAAAAGATGATCATAACTGAGATCGCAAGGACTTACCTGGAAAAAGGAAAAAGGCCACAGACAGATTATCATAAATTTAGTTCTTACTCCGGAGAATTCTGGGATGACTGCAATTTGTGCGGAATGAACAACATTTCGATTAAAGCAGCAAAGATATATCCGGAAAGCTACAAAGAACTCCGGACCACATTCCTGAGATATTCGGCAGCAGAGATGTATGGAAAACATAAGACCATGTACAACCTGAAAGAATACCTCGAAAGATATATCCAATGGCCGCAGATAGAGATGTTTGTGAAAATGGGATTATATCATATAGCGGAATCCATAGTAGAGGGCTACTGCGGGATCATAGCAGACAAGGATGCCATAAAGCCGGAATGTTTTCTTGGAATCTATAAAAGATGGCTCAGGGACCTGAAGACCTTGCAGGGAAACCCTGACTATCTGAAAGTGTGGCAGATGGAGAAACGGATGGGACTCCACGTGACAGTACAGGAAAGCATATTCCTTGCGGAAAGCCAGGTACGGCAGAGCGATCTGGAAGAAATATTGAAATATACCACAGTAGCAAAATTCATGCACAGGATAGAGCAGTATTCCGGGTGCGAGATCCCTGATACTATGCAGGAACCCATGTGTGGAAGGGCAGCAGGTGCTGTAAGCGGCGTAACCCGCACTTATGTGGATTATCTGCATATGCGGATACAGAGGGGGTATGACCTGCATAACCAGATTTTCCTTTTTCCGAGAGACCTGAGGCTTGCCCATGACCAGATGGTCATTGAGACAAATGCGGAAGAGATCCGCAAGAGAGAACAGGCAGTTAGCGAAAAATATCCGGACATCCGAAAGAACTACAGGGGTCTGAGGAATCAATATATTTACGAAGACGAGGATTATCTGATACGGCCGGCAAGATCAGCAGAAGAGATCGTTGCAGAAGGAAGGATCCTCCATCATTGCGTCGGCGGGGACAGCTATCTGAATAAGCATAACACCGGCCGGAGCACGATCCTTTTCCTGCGTTCAAAGTCAGCGCCGGAAACACCGTATATCACAATAGAGATCTGCGGGACAAAGATCCTGCAGTGGTATGGGATCCGGGATACAAAGCCAGATGAAATCAGGATAGAAAGGCATCTGAGAAGATACATAAAAGCATTAAAGGAAAAAGATCAGATAAAGTCAGTGACCGCATAAGGAGGAAAGCATGGAATATGTACAGCTGAGCATGGATGAATACATCCAGAGTAAAAACGACATCAAAAATAATCTTGGGGGTATCGTAAAGAGCTTTGTCCGGATCGGATGGCAGCTGACCAGGATCGACCGGTCAGGTGCTTATAAAAATGACGGATACAGCAGCATAGCCGAATTTGCGGCAGCAGAATATGGGATGACCAGGACCGGTGTAAGCCGTTTCATGAACGTATATGAAACATATTCTGCAGATGGGGATACACCGGAACTGAAAGAACAGTACCGGGAATTTAAGTTCTCGCAGCTGACCGAACTCCTGCAGGTACAGGAAGCAGACCGGCAGATGTTCACGCAGGAAGTGAAAAGGGAGGATATCAGAGAATTCCAGAGGTTTGAAAAAGAAAATGAAGCAGATCCGGCCCGGCTGCTTGACTGGAAGGATGTAAAAAGCCCGGAAGAAAAGCTGAAAGCAACGATACAGGAGTTTTGCAGGGAGAATAAAGATATCCTCAACGCAGTGTACAGCTCAATTACGGAACCAAAAGACCTGGCAGAGATGATCAGCCCGTCCGGCAGCAGGAGCTACCGGAAAGGCACTGTGTATCTGATGTTTTACGAGGAAACAAAAGGGATCATGGTCAAGGTGTTCGGAGAGACGCCGGTGGATATCACGTATCGATATTTCCTTGATGTTGTGCACTGTTTGTTCGATGAGTACGATGCAGGGACCCATACCTGGGAAAAATGCTTCGGGGTACTGCCGGACGAGGGAACAACAGCCCAGAAGCAGGAAGAACCTGTGGAACCGAAAATGCCAGAGCATAGCGGTAAAAACATCGGGAATGTACATGAGGATATTTCGGCGGAGAAGGTGATGGAAAAACCAGAGATTGCGCCGGCGCAACAGGAAGAACAGATCCCTGGACAGGACAGTATCGATCAGCATCCGGAATATATGCCGGAACCGGTGCAAGAACCAGATATCCCGAAGAAACCAGAAGATTCTGTACCGGGGATCCATAAAGAAGAACAGAAGTCCGACCCAGTACCGGAAAACAATGAAACTATTCCGGAAGCTATTCCGGAAAAAGCAATAATTCGGAAAGAATATCTTGAAACGCTCACATTATACGGCTGGGCGGATTACGTGGCAGCAGCAATGCGGACCTTTGGAAGCATACCATTCTCCAGGTTACGAGAAATCAGCTTCTGGGAAGAATGGCTGTGTGGAAAAGTGGACAAAAAAGGACGTCCATGGATTGAGTAAAGGGTGTTTTTGAAAATCCAAATATATCACAACTACATAAGGGGAGGCCCTGACCTCCCCGGAAAGGGGCAGAAATGTTATTCCCAAAACAGAAAAGTAAGAAAAAGAGAATGCGCCATCCGGCCAGCATCCTACACGATAAAAGCAGCAGGACCTGTTATCTCTGCGTAACACTCCACGATAACTGGAACGAACACAGGATCCTGGATGAGCACCATATATTCGGAGGACCGAACCGGAAGAACTCCGAGGAATATGGTCTGAAAGTATACCTGTGCCACGATCATCACATTTACGGCCCGGAAGCCGTACATAACAACGCCCGGATCCGCCATGAATTACAGCGGACAGCACAGAGACTATTTGAAAAGCAGCACAGTCACAAAGAATTTATGGAGATATTCGGCCGGAACTATCTGGATCCGGTAGAGATAGGGGAAAACAGCGAGAAAGAGAATGAACCTGTATAAGGTGGTAGATCAGAATGGAAAGCAAGTATTTGAAGACCTGCTGATAGCCAGACAGGTCACAGAAAAGACCGGCTGCACAAAGAACAATGTAGCCCAGGCAGCAGCCAATTTCGCACTGGTGAACAAGAAATACAGGATCATTCCGGAGGATATCAAACTGAGTAAGACTTTAGACGTTGAGCTCCTGGCAGAATGGGACAGATACCGGAAGTGGATGCTGAGGGCAGCAGGGAGGAAAGTATGAACAAGAGAAAGGAGAAAACAATGGAAAACACATGTAAAACCTGTATCAATAACGATGATGGCCTTTGCGATCGCAGAGGAATCCTTGTAGAAGACGAAGATTCCTGTGAGAAACATCATGAAGATTGGAGAGAAGCTATGCTAAGACAATTTAACCGGAGAAGATAAGATGGGGAAAATAAGACTTATACAAACAACCGTTTTATATTGCTGCATGGGATATTTTTCATTCAGAGGGAACATTGCAGCTGTAATAATGACAAGTACATTTATTCTTGTGCCATATTTAGAAGAAAGAAGGTGTGAAATGAGCTATAAGAACAACGAAGGTTATTCAGATCCAACAGCTGGTAAAGCAGTTCGGGCAGCAGGCAGGATGCCGACACATATTTATAATGCTTTTTGCGTTTTGAACAATACAGCAGGTCTGCTGGGATTAGAGATTACAGGCATACGGGATCGAAAAACAGGAAAAGAATGGAAGAAATAGAGGAAACCGGGAGCATACACGTTCCCGGCTAAAAGCATCGAAAGGGGAGGATACCAGTGGGCGAGATCAAGATCACCAGGAAGCTCCTGGACAATTATAGAAAGTTAAAGAGGGAAATACCGGTCCTTAGCATGGAACTGGCTGAAATGGAACAAGGGGAGGCCGGTCTTGGGAACAGTACGATATTTGATTACAGCACAGGATTCGCACGGCCACAGAGTGTAGTCGGATTCGACCAGGAGAGATACGATAGAAGAAAGAGAACATATGAACATAAAAAGGAGCAGGCGGCAGCAGTGGAACGATGGATCCAGAATATTGAAGATGGACAGATCAGATATGTGTTCAAAGCGTTTTATCAGCAGGGATTGACCTGGGAGAAGATAGCAGAAAAGACAGGATATTCCCAGAGTCCGGATTATCCAAGATTACATATTCGTGACGAATATCTCAAAAAAAGTGATATAAAATGAAAAAAAGGTCGGAAAGGTCGGAAAAGTCGTTATAGAATACAATAGAAGCCAAAGGCATAAAGGCCGGCGGCTTTCGAAGAACCGCCAGGAAATCAGCACCTGGTGGCGTTTTTGGAACGTAGCTCAGTAGGAAGAGCAGCTGACTCATATCCAGCGTTGTTGATGGTTCGATTCCATCCGTTCCGATCAGGTGTATACCCCCACACCTGCATGATGAAACTCCGATCACATCACAAGAAGGCATCTGGCAGCAGTCAGGTGTCTTTTTGTGTAATGATTTATGGAAATAAGAAATATTTTGTAGTATGATGAAAGAAAAAACAAGGGGGATGATATACATGCGGTTGAGTTCAGAAGACAAAACCATAATTAGTTCGGGAGTGGTTTTGGCATTTAAAGAAAATTCGGACGTTGTTTTTGATTTTACCGAGGACGGTCTTAAATTAAAGTTACGGCTTACATTTAAACGAAATGACGATTTAAAACAGACGATATTAGTTTTAACAGACAATAAAAACCCTGAGTACATTGAATTCCAATGTACTAATTTTTCTGACATTGGAACCGGAACAAGCCAGCCAATAGAACTGGGGAATATTGGTGGGAAAAAGATATACTTGAATTTTTGGTCATATTTGGATGGAGATTTAAACGGAAAGGCCAGAACACGAAAAATTGAATATACGGTTTATCAGGAGGAAAGATAAGTGATGGGAGAAAAAGATTCTGGTGACGTAAAAATAAATACAGAAATCACAGAATTGATTACGTCAGAAGGCTTTCGAGATATGCCGGAAAATATTCAGGAGAAAGCACTAAACTCGATTGAGAATAAAAATCAAAAAGAAGGTGGTTTCATGGGAAAACTTTTTGGTACTAAAAGAGAAAACGCATCTATGAATATAGCCTTTGCATTATGTGCTATATTATTATTTTTTTGCGCTGTAGATATAATACACGCATTAACAGTGGGAAAAGCAGCGTATACAGAACTGGTGAAAAGCATTCTTCCGATAGTAACGTTGACGTTAGGTTACATATTTGGAAAAGGCGAAAGATAGATATGTTTTAAAGCACATAAAGCAGTCCTTCGGGACTGCTTTTCTAATGCCAATTTTCGTACAGCGTGCACGGCACCAGCACATACATACTTTACGCATGGATTCACTGTATGCAAGTGTTAGCGCACCTCCTTTCGGCATGGCAGCAATCGGCTGTCATTATGGTGCCGGCAGGACTGTAATAAAAATAAATGAAAGAAGGTGAGTCTGAGTGACTGAAAAACAAAAGATATTTGCAGATGAATACCTGATTGATCTGAATGCCACAAGGGCTTACCGGGTAGCGTATCCGTCTGTGAAGAAGGAAGAAGCAGCAGCTGTAAACGGCAGTAAATTGCTAAGAAATACTAAGGTTGCAGCATATATTCAAGAGCGGATGCAGGAACGACAGAAACGTACAGAGATCACTCAGGACAGGGTTCTGCAGGAACTGGCAGCGATCGCATTCGCAAAAGCTACGGATTACGCAGAGATAAAGAATGAATGTGTCAGGATCAAAGACACAGCAGAACTGGATGAACAGCAGGTCAGGGCCCTTGCCGGAATTGAAGAAGGTAAGTTTGGAATTAAGGTAAAGCTGAATGACAAAGAGAAGGCTCTTGAACTACTCGGCCGGCACCTTGGCATGTTTAAGGATAAGCTAGAAGTATCCGGCTTGGAAGAAGAGAAAAAGAAACTGGGAGATATCCTGGAGCAGTTGCGTGGTGATGGATAGTGAGTACAGAAAGACTGATACTTTCAGAGAAATACAAAGCATTTCTCAGATGTAATGCTCCGGTTGAGTTCCTGGAAGGCACTACAGCGGCGGGTAAAACCACAGTCGGGCTTTTTAAATTCATGTGCAAGGTTGCAGAATCGCCAAAGAAACTGCATATCCTGGCTGCGAAAGATACCGGAACAGCTGAAAAGAACATCATCAATAAAGATCTTGGGATCGTTGATGATTTCGGAATCCTGACTGAGTACAACGGAAACGGCACAAAGGACGACAAGATACCACATATCCTGTTCCATACCAACAAAGGCGATAAAGTCATATATGTGATGGGATATGGAGACAAGAAGAAGTGGCAGAAAGCCCTTGGCGGTCAGTATGGATGTCTGTATATTGATGAGATCAACACTGCAGATATTGATTTCGTTCGAGAAGCATCCATGCGCTGTGATTACCTCATGGCCACACTCAACCCGGACGATCCTACCCTGGATGTGTATAAAGAGTATATAAACAGTAGCAGACCACTTCCGGAATGGGAACAGTATACGCCGCAGGAAATTAAAGATGAGCTGAAAGAAGAACCAAAATCCGGCTGGGTACATTGGTTCTTTTCTTTTGACGATAATGCAGGACTTCCGGAAGAAAAGAAGAAGCAGATCATACAGAACACACCGAAAGGAACAAAGATCTGGAAGAACAAGATCGAGGGCTTGAGAGGAAAAGCTACAGGTCTGGTGTTCCCGAATTTCAGCAGAAAGAAGCATGTTGTATCTGAGAAATGTGTGAGAGCCCAGATGGCAGCAGGAAAGCTGAAGTTCAAAAAGTTCACCTGCGGCCTTGACACGTCTTATTCTTCTAAGTCTCCGGATACGATCGCAATGATATTCCAGGGGATCACAGAAGACAGAAAGCTGATCACACTTGCTGAGAAGGTATACAGCAATAAAGATCTGGACCAGCCCCTTGCCCCGTCAGATACGGCAGTGAAGTTTATAGAATTTCTGGAAAGGCAGAGAAAAAAATGGGGCTTTGCAAAAGATACGTTTGTGGACTGTGCAGATGCGGCCACGATTACGGAGCTGAGGAAGTATAAACGTCTTCACGGATGTCTGTACAATTTCATCGAGTCTTACAAAAAAGTCGAGATTCTTGACAGAATCAAGCTGCAGCTGGGATGGATCCAGCAGGACTGTTACCTGGTTGTGGATGAATGTACAGAGCATATAGCAGAGTTGGAAAAATATTCCTGGAATGAGGATAAGGATATTCCGGAAGACAGGAACGACCACACGATAAACGCCAGTCAGTATGGATGGATTCCATACAGAAATGGAATAGGCTTTGAGGAGGAATAAAGGAATGGGGTGGATGCAGAAATTGAATGAGACGATAAAGCATGGGATCCGGTCATGGCTGAACATTGTACCGGCCAGCCCGTATGCGATACAGATTGATGAAACCATGGATTTTGAGTTGAATGCTATAAGAAACAGGATATGGTATTCGGCGGATGGGAACAAGATCGAGCAGATGTACCGTCAGATGCCGGAATATGCAGATAAACAGAAATTCTGGAGTTCCAGGTGTACACCGGGAATGGAAATGAGAAAGATCCATACAGGACTTCCGTCGCTGATCGTCCGGGTACTGAACAGCATCATTGTTTCCGGAATGGAAAAGTTTGAATTCTCAAGCCCGAAGCAGGAACAGCTCTGGGGAGAAATCGAGAAAGATAATAAATTCAGGAAGAAGTTCGAAAAATCCTTGAAAGAAACACTGTTCATCGGTGATGGAGCATACAAGATCTCTGTTGATACAGACCTGAGTCAGTATCCGATCCTGGAGTGGTATCCGGGGGAACACATCGAGATTGTCCTGAACCGCGGAAGATTGAAAGAGATCATATTCAAAAAAGTGTATATGGATGGGAAACGGCAGTATGTTCTCAATGAACACTATGGTTACGGGTACATTGATCCACACCTGTACAGAGGAGAGACAGAGGTACCGCTCAATACACTGGATGAAACAGCTGATATGAGGACAGTGACATTTGATAAGAGCGTGATCCTTGCCGTACCGCTGAAGGTTTATGAAAGCAGTCAGTTTGAAGGCAGGGGCGGCAGCATATTCGATGGAAAACTGGATGCCTTTGATGCTTTCGATGAGACATGGAGCCAGTGGATGGATGCACTGAGGGCAGGAAGGACAAGGACCTATATCCCGGAGAGTTATATCCCGAGAGATCCGAACGGAGGCGGATTTATGAAGCCAAATGCGTTCGATAACCGCTTTATAGTTGGTGACAATAACATGGACGAGAACGGAAAGAACCAGATCCTTTCGATACAGCCGTCCATAGCCCATGACAGTTACCTGGCATCCTACTGTACCTCATTGGATCTGTGCCTGCAGGGAATCATCAGTCCCTCAACGTTGGGTATTGATGTGAAAAAGCTTGATAACGCAGATGCCCAGAGGGAAAAAGAGAAGACGACTCTCTATACCAGGGATGCGATCATCGAAGCTCTCCAGGAAACACTTCCGGAACTGATAAGTGCTGCAATCAATGCCTATCATCTTCTCCACAATGAGACACTGGAAGAAGTAGAGGTGAACATCAAGTTCAAAGAATATGCCAACCCGTCTTTCGAGAGTCAGGTGGAAACTGTTTCCAAGGCAAAGCAGGGCGGGATCATGAGCATTGAGCGGTGCGTAGAAGAACTTTACGGTGACAGCCTGGACGAGCACTGCAAAGAGGAAGAAATCGCCCGTCTGAAAGCGGAACAGGGCATACAGGACATGGAAGAACCGGCAGTGAATATGGCTGCGGGTGATTTCCGTGCGGATGTGACAGGAGACAGGAGGAGAACCGGATGAAGGTAAAAGTGGGACCCAGAATGTACCAGATGAGCAAAAAGAGATACCGGGAGCTTCTGGAAGTGGCCAGGCAGCAGGTACTTCCGATAGGAGTGTACGCAATCGAGAAAAGTGATTATGCAGAGCTCCGGAATGACCATTGCGTCAGCGTAACAAAGCTGAAAGCCACAGTGAGGGAGTTCAGGCAGCAGGGATTCAAGGTCCACTATAACAGCAGGTAAGTGATATGGCGAAGATCAATGATGTATATGATATCGGAGCCGCATTTGAAGCTATTGAGAATGAACTGATGGCATCCATGATCCGGAACATGAAACGCCACAAAGCGGAAGAATCCGATGAAAAGATGCAGTGGTCCATGTGGCAGACAGAGATGCTGAAGTCCCTGGAAAAGTATAAGCATGACAACAAAAAGAAGTACGGCAAGCAGTTTAAAGATATCAATGCCAAGATCAGCGGCCTGATAGCGGCCGCAAACATAGAAGGCCAGATGGAACAGGAAAAGAAGATCCTGGAAGCAATCCGGAAAGGCTTTCCGGCAAAGCGTGTCACGAAAGGCGGCATGGTAGAGTTCTTTAAACTGAATGACCGGAAGCTGGAAGCACTGATCAAAGCCACCACAGACGATATGGAAAAGGCAGAGACAGCAGTCCTCCGCATGGCGAACGACCAGTACCGGAAGATCATCTACAACGCCCAGGTATATGCGAACACAGGTGCTGCAACATATGAGACAGCCGTTGACATGGCGACCAAAGACTTCCTGAAAGCAGGCCTTAACTGCATTCAGTACGCGAACGGAGCAAGACATACCATTGCGGATTATGCGGACATGGCGATCCGGACAGCCAGCAAGAGAGCATACCTCCAGGGAGAAGGCGTGAAACGCCAGGAGTGGGGAGTACATACCGTGATCATCAATAAGCGAGGCAGTGGATGTCCCTGTCCTCTGTGTGTCCCGTTCGTAGGGAAAGTCATGGTCGATGATGTCTGGAGTGGCGGAACCAGGAAAGAAGCCTCAGAGACCGGATATAAGCTGCTGTCAGAAGCTATAGCTGCCGGCCTGTACCATCCGCGCTGTAGGGACAGCCACACGACCTATTTTCCTGGAATATCCCCCCCGCCGGATGGGAAGTTCACGAAAAAAGAGATTAAGGAAATAGAAAAGAAGAACAAGCAAGAGGCTCGGCAGCAGTACGCAGAACGACAGGAGAAAAAGTATAAACTACTTACCGATATGGCATTAGACGGAGAAAATGAGAAAAAATACAAAATAAAACAAAAAAAATGGCATAGACAGGGCGAAGTTATAAAAGATTCAATAACTGTACAGGATAACAGAAACGTTATCAAGGCGGAAGTTGCAGATGCGTACAGGAGACAGAATAGCCTGGAGGAACAACTGCGAAAAGTAGAAGAAACAGAACACGCCCTTACCCAGAAAGTTTATTTTGAGCTAACAGGAACTCCGAAAGAAATAGAACAGTTGAAACAGGCTAGTGAACAGAAAAAAGCAATCGGAAATTTGCTTGAAGACCTGAAAAATCAGATTTTGAATAAGCAGGAAATTTATAAAAATGTTGCTGAAAAACGACTGGTCAAGGACGGAATTCTTGAAAATGTTAAGTTTTCAAGAAAAATGAAACCAGAAGCGGTAGATGATCTGGAAAGCACAATCAGGAATTTACATGAAAAATATGGGATCATGCCGAAGACTGTAGTATATAGTCCTGTAAAAGTAGAGAATGCAACGGCTACATATAACTGGATTGATGATACGATTTACATTTCTAATAATTTTAATGATCCTGACAAATATTTGGAACAGGTGAGAAAATCGGAACACTCGCTCGTTGAATACAATGAACATTATGACATTAAAAGAAAAGCTGAACAGAGACACAATGAAGCTGAAAAGATTTTAGCAGATAAATCTGTAAAAGGTTACGAGAGAGAAAAAGCTAGGATACAGAAAGTCGAAGCTGAAATACAGCTAAACGAGAAGAGAACAGCGGTCAGAGAAAATGTGACGGATTGTTTTGTACATGAATATGGACATTTTATACACCGACATGCAGAAGTTGATTATGTTCAGAAAAAGTCGATTTATGGAATGAAGGAGCTGGGAGGAAGCTTAAGTGGTGACTGGAAATACGATATAAACAAACATTATTCTGCAAAAGGAAAAGTTGAAGCATCCAGAATCAGCCGATATGCAGCGGAGAATCCATACGAGACTTTTGCCGAAGGATTTCTGGCAATGGAAAAGGGCGAAACAATTCCGGAGCAGATTGCAAAAATAATTAATGACGCAAAGAACAGAGCGTGCACAAAAAAGTAATAACTGTTTTAGAAGATGAAATAAAGAAAATTGAACATTGCGTAGGAGGTAAGTAATGGGGAACGAAGAATTCTTAAGGATTTGTAAAGCAAAAGTAGCTGAATATACAAATTCACACATGGATAAGACCGATGGAAAACAGATCACAGTACAGGATGTGTACGTGGTATGGAGTTGTAAGACATTACAGAACAGTAAAGCACTTCTGAGCACGACTGTGCCGGATGGAATATATTATGAGCTGACATATAACGGAGATAAGCACGAGTTATACCTTGATGCTTATAAGAAGTTTCAGAATATGTGCTTTAAACTGTAATTGCACCGGTGCAACGGAGGGGAGGTGAGATTGATGAAAATCAGAGTTATCCATGATTTTTATGACAAAGAAAATGATCTGGAGCTCCGGAAAGTCGGAGAGGAATACGAGGTATCAAAAGAAAGAGGAAAGTACCTTGTATCTTACAGAGTAGCAAAAGAGATCACAAACCAGAAAGGCGGTGATCCGAAATCTCCCGTTGAGGCGTAGGGTGAAACGCCTTATTTTTATGTCCGAAGACAGAAAACTACACGGAGACACCGGGATAACAACTGTTATTGTGAGACACACATAAAACTGTAAGTGCAGACAGCACAGAAAAAACTGTAAAGGAGCATAAAGACATGTATAAGAAATTTAGGTGCAGGATCCCTATGAACATTCAGTTATTTGCTGAAGGAGGCGCAGGAGAAGGCACTACAGGCGGAACCGGAGGCGCTGGTACCGGCGGAAGTGCCGGCAGTGAGGGTGGACAGCAGTCCTTCCAGTTCGACTATGACCGTCTGGCAACTATCGTAGCCGGAAAGCAGAGCGCTACGGAAGACACTGTACTGAAAGGGTATTTCAAGCAGCAGGGCCTTACTAAAGAACAGGCGGAACAGGCCATTGCAGATTACAAACAGCAGCAGGCAGCCAACCAGCCGGATGTAGAGGGAATGCAGACACAGCTCGCACAGGCACAGCAGGCAACACAGAAAGCGCAGCTTAATAATGCAGCCATGTTACAGGCAGTAAAACTCGGAATCAATCCGGAAAAGATCCCGTTCGTGCTGAAACTGGCAGACATGTCAGAAGTAATGGACAAAGACGGGAAGATTAGTGAGGAAAACTTAAAAACAGCTCTGGATAACGTGCTGAAAGTTCTTCCAGAACTGAAACCACAGACACAGCAGCAGTCAGGTTTCCAGATCGGAGCGCCTGGAAGCAATCAGCAGCAGACAAACCAGAATGACCAGCTTGCGGCCATTTTTGGAAATAAAAAATAGAAAAGAGGTAAAAAGGAATGTCAACATTTGAATATGCAGAACTTTTTATGAGAGAACTTGCACAGAAATACTCAAGAGAGATGGTATCCAATGACCTGACTCTCTCCAATCAGGGAATCAAATTCCTGAACGCGCAGACAATTAAGATCCCAAGACTGACTGTATCCGGATACAAGGATCACAACAGAAACACCATGGGATTCAACGCTGGCACCATTTCTAATGACTGGGAGCCAAAGAAACTGGAACACGACAGAGATATTGAGATTGCCATTGATCCGATGGATATTGACGAGACTAACCTTGTCACTGAGATTGCAAATATCCAGAATGTCTTTGAAGAGGAACAGGCAATTCCGGAGAAAGACAGCTATCGTTTTTCTAAACTGGCAAAAGAGGCAGAAACATATAAATCCAAAGGCGCAGTGGTAGATACTACAGCACTTACAACACAGAATATCCTTGAGTATTTTGATCAGTGGATGGCAGACATGGATGATGCTTCTGTACCGCAGGAAGGACGTATCCTGTATCTTACGTCCGCCGTACAGAAACTTCTGAAGGAAGCAGATGGCATCACAAGAACCATGTCAGTCGGAGCAGCAGGAGTGATCGACCGCAGGGTGCATGGCCTGGACGATGTAATGATCAAAACAGTTCCGTCTGCAAGATTCAAGGATAAATACGATTTCACAACGGGGTGTGTGCCTGCGATCGGTGCGAAGCAGATCAACATGATCCTGGTACATCCGTCCTGCGTGATCAGCCGCGATAAATACGCATACATGAAACTGTTTACCCCGGGCAGCGATTCTCGTACAGCAGATAAGTATGTATACCAGAACCGGTATTATACAGATACTTTCCTGATCGAGAATAAGTCCTGCGGTATTGCAGTCAACAAGGTGGGTGAATGATATGACGGCAGAAAAAGGGAATAAAGTCTATACGATCACAGAATCAGAGAAAGACAATTACCGGTCCCAGGGATATGATATCTTCGAGGACGGGATGATGATTGCCTGCGGAAAAGGAAAGATGGTGCCATACGAAGATTATCTGAAACTTCAGGAAGAAAACAGGGAGTTAAAGGAAAAACTCTCAGCTTTGACAGAAGAAAAGGCACCCGAAAAGGCATCGTCTGCAAGAGCGAAGAAATAAGAGGTGCAGGATGACTTATAAATCATACGCATCAGAAGATTATTACAAAACCCAATACAAAGGAACACTGATTTCGGAAGACGATCAGGAAAAAGCCCTTATCCAGGCAAGCAGGCACGTGGATTCCCTGACCTTTAACCGTATCGTAGGAAGAGGCTTTGATAATCTCACGGAGTATCAGCAGGAGATCATCCTGGAAGTGGTGTGTCAGCAGGCAGACTTTGAAACCGAAAACGCAGATATGATCGCAAGTGTCCTGTCATCGTACAGCATCAACGGTGTGTCCATGCAGTTCGGCAGTGCCTGGAATGTTTTTGCTGATAAGGGCGTAGCCATGCGGCGGGATACATATTCCATGCTGCAACAGACAGGCCTGTGCTGCCGGTTAGCGAGGTGAGCTTATGAGATATCCGTGTTTAGTGCCAAAACGGCTGTGTCAGACTGATATCACAGTCAGCATAGCCAGAGAAGGCGTGAGTAAATATGGAGAGCCCCTGGAGCCGGTGACATATACCGGCAAGTGCAATTATCAGGATAAGGCAAAGACGATATTCACAGAGGAAAAGAAGCTGGTCCAGATCACCGGATCCGCGCTTTTCCCCGGGGATATCTGTCCGGAGCTTCCGACAATATCCGGCGGTACAGCGATCGTGTTCGGAGTGCAGCGCCGGATCCAGGAAGCCCGGAAGAACCGGAATCCGGATGGGACTGTGAATTATACGGAGGTGATGCTGCTGTGATAAAGGTCAATTCAACGATAAAGATGAACTTTCCGAAGATCCGGCAGCTCACCGATGCACAGGCACAGGCTCTTGAGCTGACTGCGGAGGCACTGCATACAGAAGTGGTGCAGGCGCAGGTATTCCCACGTGATACAGGAAATCTGCAGAATGAAAGCACGTTTGTTGATCACTCACAGTCCGGCCAGGGAAAAGTCAGCATAGTGTCAACAACACCATATGCCCGCCGCTTATATTTCCATCCGGAATATCACTTTCAGACAAAGGAGAATCCGCATGCAAAGGGCAAATGGTACGAGGACTGGATCCCGCCGAATGGACCTGCATCAGACTTTGCCCCGGAAGCATTTAAGAAATTCTATAAGAGGTTGACAGGCGTATGATCACATTGGGAAGTGTTAGAGAATATATCTCTTCTCTTGGCATCACAGAGGATGAACATGTGTACATGGGAACCCTGGATACAAAAAAGGAAAAGTCCCTGGGAGTGTATAACAGTAAGCATCAGTACAGCTCCCATAGAGCTCTTGGAGGCCCGGATCTGGAAGGCTATGGCGAGAAATACGTCACGATTTTAGTTCACTGGAATAAGTCTCCACGTGATGCGGAAAAGGTCGCTATGGGCTTATATGAGACGCTCAGAAGGGCAAGAGATATTCAGACAGAAGAAGGAACCATAAAATTTTTTCAGCTGCTTTATGACCCACAGGATATCGGCAAAGATGATGTCGGTATCTGTGAATGGGTTATAGAAGCAGCTGTTATTTTTGAGAAAAAGAAAGAAGGCGAATGATATGAAAATGAACCTGCAGAAATTTGCTGGAAAAACGAACGTTTTCCCAGTGCTGGACAATAAATTTAAAGTCGGAGCATCCAAAGAAGCTGCTACAGTGATCGCAGACGTGGAAACATTCACTCCTGAGTTTACCAACGGCGTCGAGACATGGACACCGATGGATACAGAAGGATGGCAGAGAGGTTTGATGACTGCGAAAGGCATCAAGATCACTCTTTCCGGAAAAAGGAACATCGGTGATACCGGCAATGACTATGTAGCGGGAAAAGTGTTTAAGATCGGACACGATGCAGAAGGCTACTTTGAATGGATGCATCCGGATGGAACCACGATCTCCTGGGACAATGCAATCTTTGATGTGAAGAACATCGGAGGTGGAGATTCCACCAACGTAGGTGCTCTGGAAGTTGAGATCAACGGTAACGGCAAACCGACCATTACACCTGCAGTGTGATTTGCAGGGAGAAAAGGAGAAAACTATGGCAAAAGTAGTAAATATCACAGAGAAACTTGAGTTCGATACAGATCCGACACTTGTAATCGGGAATTTGAAGGTAAGAGTAAGAGCTGACGCTGAGACAATGCTGAAGCTGATGGGTGTACTCAGCAAGGGCGAAAGTCTGAGTACGATCAAGGAGGCTCTGGGACTTCTTCTCAGTGAAAGAGATCTTTCGGCGATCTGCAAGTACAAGAAGGATGGAAAAAAACTGTCTGCAAAATCCCTGATGCTGATTGTAAACACAGCGATCGAGCTTGTAACAGGAGAAGACGAGGGGGAGCAGTGACCCGTGCTATGACTTGCTTGACGACTTCGATCTGATCGTCAGCAGCTTTCAGTCACAGTACGGGCTGCGCTTATCCCATGAACTGCCGGCAGGAATGAAGTGGGCGGAGTTTGCCAGCCTGCTATCCGGCCTTGGCCCAGATACGGCCTTGGGGCGGATCGTAGCTATCCGAACAGAGGAAGATAAGAATGTTCTGGAGAACTTTACACCTGAACAGCATCGTATCCGGAATGAATGGAAACGCCGGCGGGCAAAACAGATCGCAGCCACAGCAGACAGGGCACAGGTTGAAGCACAGCTGGATGCGATGAAGATGGGATTCTTAAGTTGGGAAGGCCTGGGCCCGAGAGAGGGGTGAGCAGAAATTGAGAAAAAGAAAATAAGATGTCCATACTGCGGACATGAACAAAAAGTACAGTATGCCCCGGATGCAAGATGCCGAGGTGTTTTTATTAAGTGCCAGGCCCGGCACTGCAAGAAAGTTTTTGAAATTACTCTAGGCAAGTAGTGCCATTGTGCCGATGCCTCAAAAAGGCAGGTGGTACATATGGCAACAAGCATCGGCCAGATCGGCCTGGATCTGGTTGTTAACGAAGGTTCATTCCGGACACAGATGTCAGGGATGCAGAATCTTGCAAAAAAAGCTGGTGCAGCCCTGGCAGGGGCGTTCGCTGTAAAGAAACTGGTGGACTTCGGGAAGTCCTGCCTGGATCTTGGAAGTGATCTGTCAGAGGTACAGAACGTAGTTGATGTTACTTTCCCGAATATGTCAGCACAGGTTGACAAGTTTGCCCAGTCTGCACTGAAGGCATCAGGCCTCAGTGAGACTATGGCAAAAAAGTACACAGGTACGTTTGGAGCAATGGCAAAAGCCTTTGGCTTCAATGAGCAGCAGGCATACGACATGGGCACTGCTCTCACGTCCCTGACTGCGGATGTAGCGTCATTCTACAACCTTAGTCAAGACGAAGCATATACAAAGCTGAAGTCTGTGTTTACAGGCGAGACGGAGTCCCTCAAGGACCTGGGCGTCGTCATGACCCAAACAGCTCTGGATAGCTATGCCCTTGCGAACGGGTATGGAAAGACCACGGCGCAGATGACAGAGGCCGAAAAAGTCTCTTTGCGGTATGCGTTCGTACAGCAGCAGTTATCTGCAGCATCCGGAGACTTCGCCAGGACATCCGGCTCCTGGGCGAACCAGGTCAGGGTGTTGAAGTTACAGATTGATTCCCTGAAAGCATCGATCGGCCAGGGACTGATCAATTTGTTCACGCCGATCATACAGGCAGTGAACAACCTTCTGGGAAAACTGGTCACTCTTGCGAATGCATTTAAAGCTTTCACGGAGCTGATCACCGGGAACAAGAACTCCGGATCATCCGGGGGAGGAAGTGCCCAGATTGCGGCGGCCGGAACAGCGGCAACAGATGCCAGCACAGGATTGCAGAATGCGGCAGATGCGGCGAATGATACAACATCCGCTGTAAAGAAGACCGGAAACGCAGCGCAGAAAGCAGCAAAACAGATGCGGTCCCTGATGGGATTCGACAAGATCACGAAGCTCTCCGAACCATCGGAATCCTCATCCGGAGGCACAGGAGATTCCGGCAGCACTCCGAAAGGCTCTGGTGTATCTGGCGGAAGCCTGGGAAGTCCTGTAGATTTCGGTTCTCTATCAACTGGCGAAGATGCAGTATCTAAACTGGGGAAGAAATGGAAGAAAGTCTTCGAGGATATGAAGAAGGCCATCGAGCCGACAACGAAAGCCCTCAAGAATCTCTGGAACAATGGCCTTGCACGACTTGGTAAGTTTGGCTGGACAGCTCTGAAAGACTTCTGGCAGCACTTCCTTGTTCCTGTTGGAAAGTGGACCATGGGAACCGGTCTTCCACGCTTCATCAATGCTCTGAATGATGGACTGATGAAAGTAAACTTTGGAAAGATCAACAAGGCTCTTGCAAAGCTTTGGGATTCCCTGGCGAAGTTTACGGTCAATGTAGGAGATGGCCTCCTGTGGATCTGGGAGAATATTCTGGTTCCGCTGGGTACTTGGACCGCAAATGAAGTTGTTCCGAGATTCCTGGATACACTGAGACTTGCTATTGATGCAGTAAACAGTGTTCTTACAGCGTTGAAGCCATTATTTAACTGGTTTTGGGATAGTGTTTTAGAGCCAGTAGCAAAGTGGACTGGTAGTGCATTTTTAAAGGCATGGGACGGAATTAACGAGGCCCTGAAAGCTTTTTCTGATTGGTGCACAACATATCCCGGCGATATACAGTTTATAGCTACGATGGTTGCTGGATTTTTTGCAGCTTGGAAAGTTACGGAGCTGCTTTCATTTATCCAGCAGTCAGGTGGCGTCATAGGAGCATTGAAAGCAATTCGGACAGCGCTTCTGGGGAATATAGCCGCAAAGCTCACGGACAAAGCAGAAACGATGTACTTAACTGCTCTGTACGCAAAAGATTTTGTGATAAGCGCAGGGCAGAGCGTTGCAGCACTTGGAAAACAGGCGTTTAGTATTGCGACAGCCACAGCGGCAAAGATAGCGGATACAGCGGCACAGATGGCCATGACGGCAGCCACGACTGCCTGGAATGCGATATGCGGAATTGCCACGGCACTCACTACCGCATTTGGAGCAGCAGTTACTTTCCTGACAAGTCCTTTTGGACTTCTGGTGATTGCGATTACAGCAGCGATCGCAGCAGGAGTCCTGCTGTATAAGAACTGGGATACGATCTGCAAATGGGCTACAAAACTTAAGGACTGGGTTGTTGATAAAACATGTGGCCTGAGAGATGGAGCGGTAAATGCGTTCAACACATTAACCACAAACTGCTCAAATGCGATACATGCTCTGTATACCAGCGTTACTTCAAAATGGAATGCAATCAAAGAGAAATTCAACACATTCAGGAACTGGCTTGCATCTGTATTCCAGACAGACTGGTCGAAGAGATTTGGTGTGCTCGGAAATGTTTTAAACATATTTCTGGCGGGCATTCGGACAAAGATCAACAGCATCAAGAAGATTTTTAATGGCTTGCTGACATTTATCCAGGGAGTGTTCTCGGGGAACTGGAGGCAGGCATGGGATGGAATCAAACAGACATTTGTAGGTGTATTCGAAGGACTTACAGGACTTGCAAGAACGCCAGTCAATGCAATCATATCAGGCTTTAATGCAGTGATCGGAACGGTTAACGGACTGATCAACCGGATTAACAGCATCAATTTCAAGATCACGGTGCCTTCATGGATTCCGGGAATTGGTGGAAATGGATGGAGCTTCGGTGGCTTTGGCATTCCTTCGATTGGTACAATTCCGTTTTTGGCACAAGGTGGTTATGTAAAACCGAACACTCCACAGCTGGCCATGATTGGTGATAACCGGCACCAGGGTGAAGTTGTGGCTCCGGAGGGAAAGCTACTGGAAATGGCAAGGGCAGCAGCAGAACTGTCAGGCGGCGATTCTGCAAAAACAGAGAAGCTACTGCAGGAACTGATAGAACTGATTAAGAATCTGCCGGTTGTAGAACTGGATCCGGAAGCAATCCGAAAATATTTCATCAGAAAGACAAACCAGAACACAAAAGCAACCGGGAAACCGGAGCTGCTTTACTAAGGGAGGCGTGATACATGGCTAAGAAAATATTGTGGTCAGGAAGTGTCACGCTTCCGGCACCAGTAGAAATAAGTGTAAATGATGAGATCATATGGTCCTCCAATACAGGCCGTCTGGCGTCAGGAGAAATGGCCGGAGATGTCATTGCTGAGAAAAAGGATGTCTCAATAAAATGGGGGATCCTTGAAGAAACGGAGTTAAAGCTGATCAAACAGGTCATGATCGCAGGCTTTTTCCCGATCTCATTCCGTGATGATGGAATCGATCTGACGATTATATCATACAGAGGAACCCTGACAAAGGAACAGCTTGGCTGGCTTGGAGGGACTTTTTTCTACAAGAGCGCATCTGTAAGCATAGTACAGAAATAAGGAGGAAACGAACATGTTAAAAGGTACAAAATCAATGAATCTCAGTTACAACTCCATCATCAATGGAAAAAATGTGGTATACATGTCTGCACAGGTTCCGGAAACCGGAAAGAGCAACTGCACAAAGACCATTCAGGACCAGGAGATGTATGAGGCGAACAAAGCAGAATGTAGAAAAGACATGGCTGCATTTGACGAGCTCCTGTGGAAACTGGAGGATCAGGGAACAGTAGATACTGCCAAAAATACTGATACGGAGGAACAGGGAGCATGAAGATGAAGAACAGTGAGATTGTAGCATTCCTTAACACCTGTGCAGGCTTAAGAGAGAAACATTTGCCAGTTCGTCTGGCGTATGCGATCAAGAAGAACATGGCAGCAGTCCAGGAAGCGGCAACTGCATACATGGAAGAAAGAGAAGAGCTTATTGCCAGATATGCGAAAAAGGACAAAAAGGGAGAATATCTTGTCAAGGATAGCTGCTATGTGTTCGAAAACAAAGATGAGTTTGAGAAGGATATGAGTGAACTTTTAGCGATTGAAACTGCAGTGAAAATCCACACGGTATCAATTGATATTGTCGAAAAATGCGATGACGATCAAAAGTATGATTCACTGACCATGGAAGAACTGGATGTCATTGAGTTTATGATTACAGAGTAAGGAGGCGGTCCTGTGTATCAGTCAACAGCAGAATTCGGAAACCTGGTACAGCAGGATTCCCGAACATTTAAGTGTCTGCTTACTTATGACAAGGTATCGATCACAAAGGTTAAGAGCATCAAGCTCACCGGAGGATCTGAGGCAGAAGATGATTTTTCCCTAGGATCGACCATGTCCCAGTATATCGAGGTAACGATTCCGGATGGCAACCTCCTGATCGAGGGAAAAGAAATCCTCCTGCAGATCGGGATGGACGTGAACGGTCTGACAGAATACATCCCGATGGGATACTTTACCGTAGGGAAGCCAAAGAAAGCGGACGATCAGATCACATTCACAGCTTACGACCGTATGATGAACACAGAGCGGACGTTTTCCATGGATGGCACAACCACAAATACAGTGGCCGCACTGAAGAAGATTGCGGATATCACAGGTGTTCCTGTAGTGACAACCGGATTAACGGCGATATCCATGAAAGTGCCGAAAGGATATAGCTGCAGGGAAGTCCTTTCTTATGTGGCACAGCTTCATGGCGCGTTTGCTGTATGTAATCGTAGAGGTCAGATCGAGCTGCATACCTATGTGGATTCAGATTATAAGGTAAAACCAAATCGGTACTGGGGAAATTTTGAACACAATGATTATTCCTTTGATGTTTTAAAATTTGTTTGCTACACAGGCCAGGACAAAAATGGAAAAAGCATATCAATATCTTCAGGATCCGGAGCAAGGTCCGTGTCGTTTTCCAATCCGTTCATGACACAAACAGTCCTCAATAATATCCTGGCATTGTTCAAGAGTTTTTCCTACATGCCTGGCATTCTGAAAATGATGGGAGATCCCCGCCTGGATCCCTGGGATATCCTGACGGTAGCAGATCTGTCTGGAAACACATATAAGGTCCCTATCATGAAACTGGATTGGGAGTATGATGGAGGTCTTACTTATTCAGTTGAGGCAGTTGGCCTGTCAGAAGAAGAAACTAATGCAGATTATAAAGGCCCACAGACAAAAGAAATGGAACGGTATTACGCACAGTTGGTAATGATTGACCAGGCGATGATCAACAAACTGGATGTAGATACCGCAAACATAACATACGCTACGATTAAGAATCTGGACGTAGTGAAAGAAAATGTCCAGGAGATTAACGGCGAACTGGGAAATTTCAAGGATTTGACAGCAAATAATTTTACGGCTGCAAATGCAAAAATCGGTATCCTGGATAATGAATTCGGAAATATCAAGATACTTTTATCAGGCGGTGCTGGTATTGGTGAAATACAGAACATCCACCTGACCTCACAGAATGCGGTCATTGATTCGGCGCTGATCCGATCGGCAGTGATGCAGACGGTATCCGTAGCAGATCTTCTTGCCGGTACGATCAGCACGAACAAATTCCTGATAGCTTCCGACGACGGAGGCATCCGTATCCAGGGAGCAACGCAGCAGTGGTCCGATGAGGATGGCACAGTCCGGATGCAGGCCGGACGGGATGCGAAAGGAGATTTCACCTTCTCCCTGTTTGATAAGACCGGAAAAGGTATCCTGATCGATGCAACAGGTGTTAAACCTGATGCGATAGCCGACGGTCTGATTGTCAACAAGATGGTTTCCGACAACGCCGCTATAGCCGGTTCAAAGCTGGATATCCCTTCGGTAGTGTCGGCTATTAACGACAGTTCGCAGAGTATCAAGAGTAGTCGTATCTGGTTCGATGACCAGAATCAATCTCTGAATCAGACATACAGTCAGCTGAACCAGAATGTATCAGAAATCCGTTCAACAGCCTCATCAGCGGCAAGTAAAGCGGACGCGGCAAATGAGACAGCAGGAGCTGCTTCGAAGACCGCACAGCAGGCGTTATCTGTTTTATCCGGAATATCCACACTGGATGCCATCGGAGCTGCGCTGAATAATGACGCACATGTGGTTCACACACACACAGATGGTTCTGGTGGGGATTATAGCGACTGCTTCTCGAAGATGACTGTATATCTCGGAGATACTGACGTATCTGACGATAGTATATTTACAGTAACAGTATCTGCAGGCGTGACCGGACACTGGGATGAAACGAGCAGGACATACTATGTTACAGCCATGAGCACTGACAATGGATATGTTGACATTGATGCGCTGTACGGTACAGGAGACCGGTACCTGACTACAAGGAAGGGCCTGCGGCTCACAACCAGATCTGGAAAATATATCCTTGTACAGTCCGGCGGAGCGCACATCCGAAAACGTTTCAGCATCAGCAAGGCAAAAGACGGAAAAATCGGCCTGTCTTATGATCTTCATTGCTCCACGCTTGCAGTCCGAAAACAGAAAGACAGAAAGACACTGATACCAGCATCTATCACGTTTTCGGCGACACAGAATGATAACGGCTTGGTCAGAAGCTATTCCGGAAGGTACAGCATCCAGGAAACAGAAGATGGGACAAACTACACGCTCAAATATGTTTCCGTAGCTGATGAAATCCAGAAGATTTACACGCCTTCGGGTGCAGGAGTAAAAGCAGTCAGATGTACTCTTTTATCTGCAGGAGGGGTGTCCGAGTTGGACACACAGACAGTGATTATCCTTGCTGACGCAGAGGGCCTGACAGACGACATCAAAAAAGCTCAAGGAACTGCAGATCAGGCAAAAGAAGCTATTGTGGTAACAAATCAGAACGTAGCGAATGTAGAGTCAAGTATAGCAGGCTTCCGGGCGGAGCTAACTGAGACCACAACAGATCTCCACGGCTTGACGGATAACACACTGTTATACAACGTGAAATATCACGACAACAATGACGGCACGACCACCCTGAATGCAGTCGTATACAAGAACGGAACGGATGTCACAAAAGCATACCCGGCCAGATGGTTCACCTGGAGCAGAAAAACAGAATCCGGAGAAACCTATCTCAACTACGGCTATAGCGTCAAGGTCAACAACTCAGACTATGAGTTCGGCGGCGTATGCGTGGGAACATTCGCTACATATGACACTTTGAACCTTACGACAAGATCTGGAAAACAGCTTACAACCAGATCTGGCAACCACATAACAATCTGGAAGGAGAAATAAAAAATGGCAGATCAGAATATAACAGCGTTACCAGTTGCTGCATCACCAGCATCTTCGGACCAGCTCCTCTTGGTCGGAGCGACTGAAGAGAAGTTAATTGACTATGATAAGTTGGCAGATGCAATTCTCACAAAATTGACATCTAAGCAGTATACATTAGACCAGGGAACCAAGACACTTCCAGCCGCACTTAATGAATTAAATAGTAACCGGCTGACCGACGTTACTAAACTGCTCGAAAC